GTAGCAATAAATGTTGTTACTTCAAACTCACAGTTTTCAGTTGGAGTTGGTGAAGCCGTTGTACTTGGTGTAGGAGTTGGAGTTGCCACATCCACAGTAATCACAAATTCACAATTCTCTGTTGGAGTTGGGTTAGGTGTACCACTTGGTGTAGGCGTTGGTGTCGCAATATCCACAGTTACCACAAATTCACAATTCTCAGTAGCAGTTGGAGTTGGCTCCATTGTTCCTGTTGGGGTTGGTGTAGCAACAAATGCCGTTACCTCAAAATTACAATCAGGTGTCGGAGTAGGGGTTGGTGTATTAGTTCCTGTTAATGTAGGTGTAGGTGTGTTTGTACTTGTGGCATCCGGTGTGGCACTATTTGTCGGTGTAGGAGTATTCGTTCCTGTAGGAGTCGGAGTGGCACTTGACGTGTTACTCGGAGTCGGTGTCGGAGTCGGTGTTACTGTTCCTGTTGGGAGTGGTGTGGTACTACTACTTGGCGTAGGAGTTGGCATCGGAGTCGCACTCTGAGTTGGTGTTGGTCCGACTGTTGACGTTGGCATAGGAGTTGGATACACCTCACCACATGGTACTATTAAAGGATATGGTGTTACACATGGTTCACTTAAGTCTCTTGTTAAAACTTCAATACCATGAATTTCTTCATCATATGTACAACATGTATTATTTGTATAATATTGTTGTTCACCCATATCAACCACCACCGGCATATGGTTTTCATATCTATGTTGTATTAATGGTTCAAAATTTTCATTACCATTGAATAAAATTAAATTCTGAATGGATGAATCATTAGTTACATTAATACTGAAATATAAATTTGGTTCACAGTAGTTTAAATCAACCGCAATTACTTCGATTAATTCACCCTTTTCTGTTATAATATAATCACCGTGTTGATAATAATCATCTGAGTGATCACAACATGGTTCAATTTGTGTTGGTTTAGTTTGTAAGAATTCAGGGAATCTATCATCGAAGAAGAAACTCTTTCTTGGTGTTACTGTTGATGTTGATTCATCTACTTCATTTTTTGTGTAAACTCTTAATTTACTTGTTGGTAGATATTCGAAAACTACAACTTGCTCATTTACAGTTAAACCTGAAATTATACTTTTTCTTACCGAACCTAAACATTCTTTGTCTGTTACGGTAGATGTCTTATAATTGAAACTAAATGAATAATCATTATTTAGATTACCGTTTCTAAAATCTTGGTGTGTAAAACCTGAACAAGGTAAATGTTCCGCCGTTAAAATAATATTACCAGCAGTAATACCGCTCACATTAGTTTTAATTAACGTTCCCGCAGCTAAGTAACTTTCAATATCTGACGACGTTGTATTATTGTTAATAGTAGCACCACTTACAAGAATAACTTTAGTGTCTGATTTTAAACCGTAGTTATAAGAATTTCTATATTGTACTTTTGGTACAATTTTAAAACCTGTTTTGTAAGCATTTCCCGTATCGCCCGATACCATTTGAGTATCGAACCCTTGGATTTTTACTTTAGTTTCACAGTTCGCAGCGTCTAAGAATAATAAATCAATTTCATCAACATCTCTAACGTCATTTAAAATGTACGTACATTCAGTTACATTATAAAATGATGATCCGTTTGTTGTATATCCTGTATATTGATTGTGAATTGGTTCACAATTTTTATAAACATATACGTTTGGTAAATTCTTAGTCTCACCTTCTTGAACTCCAGTGATTCCACTAAATTTAACAATAATATCACTCGTTAAAATACAATTAACCTGAGTATCATACGCACAACCATCTTCAGTTGTTCCTGAATATATGTCACAAGGTGCAGTAAATTCAATATCTAAATGACAACCAGGTGTTGATGTGTATACCGAATCAAAACTATATGTGAAATAATCTTTAACTGAACAATCATCTGGACCATATTTTATAGTTGTAAATTTAATTTTTTCAATACCATCTACATCAGTAAAATATGTGTATTCTAATTTTGGTTTTGCAACTTGAGTACATGTTGTCCCACTTGTTGCTGCGGTGTATGGTGCGTATGTGTCAATACATCCAGGACCGTCCATGGTCTCTTCAGTATTAATATCATTAATTAAATTTGTTAATGAGGTTTTCCAAAGTTGTTTAATCTTTGTAACATCAGGACTTAGATAATCCTTATAATCACATATTAATGGAAGTGTTGAACCTTCATCTAAAGTTGTACAACCTGTTTGTGGAAAAGTATTAAATAACTTCGCACTCGTAGATGTCGATGTATTACCACTAACAATTACACTTTCACCAACATATTGTATTCCATCAATCTCAATAACAGGATTATATGTATAACCTGTTAAATTTAAAAGACCTCTGAAATTATCTTCCTCACCCAAAAGTGTTTCAAAATCTTCTTCGATTGCGGTTTCAAAACTTGGGAATAATTCCTCAATAAATTCTTTTGGTTGGCAACCAAACTTGTATTGATATTTTGACCTTTTGAATTTATTATTTTCAATTACGTTACCACCAGTCCATAAAGTTGTTGATGGGATAATTTGATCTAAAATTTGAGTCCAATATGGACCCATTCTATTAATGAACTCATTTACATCAGGAAAATTATATGGTGTAAATGAAGTTGAGTTAATATAGTATTGATATATGTCTTCTAACTTGATATAATTCTTTTTATATCTTATGACGCTAGAATTTAATATTTGTTCATGTAATAATTTATCTACGAATTCCGCAAACGTCACACCTGTTTGAGGTTGTAACGTAGCGCTTCCAAATGATAAATTTAAATCTCTTGATTTTCTATAGATGTCATAATCAATTGCCTGTGCTGATGATAAATAAACACTAATATTCTTTCTATTGAATGTTAATTCAGAGTTTGTGTTTACGATTTCTCCTTGGTTATTATCAATAACGGGAACTAATTCGTAACCCGTGTCTAAACCAGGTAATGTTCTATATAAATCAAAATAGTCTTCACCAAAAGTATAACCTTTTGGTTTAGTTAATAATGTTTTTGTTCTACCAGTTGTTATTGATGTGTCGACATCTAATATATCGGGTGATCTATGGTCTAATGTTAAATCATACCAACCAGAACCCATTTGGAAAAACGTATCGTTTGCCGTATCCTCAAATTTCTTAGCGTTCGCTGTTACTTCTTCAACAGGGTATGTTTCTCTCGAAAGAGTTGTTGATCCTGTAATTGTTTGAATTGTGTAACTATAGGTTGTCTCGTCAAATATTGCGGTACTAAATGTTTTATTACCTCTAATTAAATCACGAATATCATTATCGATATTATGAGATTTTGGATATGAAACAATATCATATCTATACTCATTAATTCTAATCATTGGGTCTGGTGCTCCGATGAATCTTAAAAAGAATTCCATCGATTTACGTGTACCCTTTGATTTGTATATGTACGCTAAGTTTACAAGTAATCTTCTGTAGAATTCATATTCCGCATCAACCAAAGTTTTACCGATGGTTAATCCCGAATATTGTACATCATTACGAGTATATAACGTTTCTTCTAAATCTTTTTCATCAAATAAAATTTTTGAATCAAGACCTAAATTGTTTGCTAAATTTTTAAGAAGTAAATCAGGTAAGTTATTGATACCGTCATAACTCACATTTCTCATGTGGGCAATGTTGTCAATATATTTCTTTACCTTATCAAAAGATTGCCCATATAATTGAAACAACGCCTCTGCCTTTTTATCCTCACTATCAAATTCAAATAATTGAGGTGCTGACATAAATCTAACGAATAAATTAGACTTATAATCATCTATTTCATCAGCAACATCACTTAATCCTGAGGTATATGAATCAAACGCTAAACCTACAATCTGTAAGTTCCAACCATCTTTCGCAACCGGCCAAACATATTCTACTGTAACTAAATCAGTTCTACTACCACCACTAGTATCTCTTGGTACTCTAAATGAAGCTCTATATTTTGGATTAGTTTCCCTATTAAGTAAAATTTCTTCTAAGTCATCTAAACCACTAAAAAATTCTTCAGTTAAACCATTGTTTGGTCTAATAATAAAACTTTCATCATAAGTTGAACCTGTGAATGGTTTTCCTTTAACAGTTAAAGTTATAATATTATTTGTATTAGGTTCTTCGTAATCTATAATATCATATGTAACACCACTAATTTCAACAACATATTTTTTAAATGATGAGTAAAAATTTCTAAGTGGATTTACGGTTTCGGGTATAGTATTACTATTGGGTGCTTGGTAAACAATATCAAACGTATTGTAAAACATACCTGTTTCAATATTGAACTCGGTTGTTTTTGTTGATGTATTGTACGATACGTTGTATGCGGTCTTTCCACTAATACTTGAAGAGCTGTCTTTGTCCACCATAATGGCGGCCGGATATTTTTCAATTATATTACCAATTGACGCTGATAATCTTGATTTTAATGAACCGAACAACGACTTTCCCGCATCGTCTTTTGAACCTCTAAATGAAATTGATTTCTTTTTCTCCGCTTTCGATTGCGTTGTTTGAGCATCTGACTCTTCTGATTTTAAATCATCTAAAGTTAGAAACTCAGAAAACGGGGTTGTTCTGAATTTTTTACTGTCTTTTTCAGGTATTACTTTATCAAGCGCAAAGTTCGTATTAGTCAATTGACTGCTACCGTCGGTGATTTGACCACCGACTAAACTATCACTGAATGTTTCAGCACCCGAAGCAACCTGACTTGGAACTTTCCTTCTTGCCATTATTGAGTAATATCATCAAAGTTTAATGTCTCATCAATATC